ATGATATTGTTACCGTAAAACAATAATGTATTATGGGCAAAGCTGTTCCTTAATGTTCACAATCATCCGAGTTGGTTCAAGAGTTTCTTAGAAAGTTCTTTGAAACCTTGACCGGGATAAAATAACGCTGCGCCGACCGATGTGAAACCTTCATGTTCAAGCAAATCAAGAAAACGGATTCAATCAGTAATACTTGCAATAGCTTGTATTACCATTTGATATCCAAATCCTGAAATGTTTTGACCTTGGAAGAAGTGACGCTTTGCAAATTCTCCTGAATTGGTTAATCCAACAAAGGATTTTGAAAAGTTAATTTCAACTCCAATATCATTCATGAACTGTTGATAACACACGGAAACCTCTGTGTTCCAGATTACCACATCATCACCTAAGATAGCATATTGATTAAAGAATCGTATACACTTGTATACTTTTCAATAACAATATTGCATAACTAGATGATGCGTTAATGCGAACATTGCTCAAGATGAGAAAGCTCCTAGTGGTTGTCCAACTTTTCAACGATAACTTATGTTATTGTATATAAAAGGAAGACTTCCAATTAGTTGCGATCAAATTTTGGCAAATTCACATCCAACGATTACTTCAAGCACAGCTTGTTGTAATATGATAGGAAATCGATCTGTAGCTTTACTTAGATCAAAACAGTAAGTCTCTTTTCCTTTAGATTCCTTAAGGATTCTATTGAATTGAGCTGTTTGATCAAAAGTTCCATCTGACTTAAATAATCTTAATGATAACATAAGTTGATCATGAAGAGGTTTTAGAACAGATTGGATTCAAAAGTTACAGATTGCGAAAAGTCTCGTTTTACCAGCAGCCTCTGAGGCTAACGATAAACGACCAACAATTAATTGTTGATTAACACATTCAGTACAAAGGTCAATTGCAATCTGAAATTGTTCTAATAATTCATAAGACTTTGTCATAAGACAATATCTTAAGAAAATATTATAATATATAACATTTTGCTTTATTGCCAATGCACAAAGATGTGACGTTAATATCGAAGGACCCATTGGACCTGCTTTAAATCGAAAACTCATTTCGCTAGAACATAGTTTGGATAGTGCCAAATTACTCTTTATTCGTTGACCGAATTTATTTATTCAACCTTGGAGAAACTTCTTGAATTCATTAACAATTGGATTTAATGGTTTTCCATTATATTCAGATGTGATTGAAGACGAGTCGAACTCTTTTGGAAGTTTGATAGATTCAAATAAACGCAATACTGTCATTATCACTCGTATCCAGATTGAACTTCCGGATAATAGTCCTTTAATAGGAACTACTTCCATAGGTACTCCCTGTTTATTAGTTTTAATGTAAGGATTAAGAAGTTCGCGATAATCTTTCGTTCCAAGAACATAACCTTTTACTCAGTTATAGATCGATTTGTATCTCGAAAGAGTTCAAACCGGTCCATTCTGGGATAATCGGTTCTGGAACTTGTATATGAAAGTTCTCGCTCACTTTATAATTGTAGCATGTTCACTAACTATATTTGGTTGTGATGGATTAGTAATTAACACGTAATAAGCTAATGCTTGAATTACGTTAATGAAATACCATTGCATCCAATATTACTGAATTTGCTCTCCCAAAATTGATTATTTTGGTGCCTTAGTAATATCCTAGATAGGACAATAACTTGGTGTGAACCTCGAAAGGAG